AGGTAGCTCAGTTTGATCCTACTCTTGTAACTATGAAACTTACAGATACTATCAGACGTGATAATGGTGAGTTAAATCGTGATGGAAAGATATTAAATAATGCAGCTACTACATTAATGTCTATGCAGAAGGTTCTTAATTTAGATTTTAAATTAATAGAAGATGTTCGTATTGGATTAGTCAATCAACCTCTTACAGATTTTACTCCTGACTTTCAGTTTGGAGAAGTGGAAGGAGGAACATATTTAAATGGAGAACCGATAACAGGTGCAGGAGTAAGCTCTATGGATTGCTCAACTTATAATCCAGGTGTAGAACAGTCCATAAATGTAGATGCAGGACTCTATATAAATTAGTTATGACTATACAGATTCAAAGTAGAAGATCAAGTTTATTAAATGACAGACCAGTGCCAACTAGAATAGGAGCTGGTGAACTTTGTATAAATATAAATTCTGGAGATCCTGGTTTATTCTTTGCTGATAGTGTTGCTTCACCAAGTACAGGATTAATTAAAGTTGGACCTATTCATGTGGGTTCTACTCAACCTAATAATTCACCAACCGGTTTCACTAGTTTCTCCAAAGGTGAGTCCTGGCTTGATACAGCAAGTACACAACTATTTAGAGTTCATGATGGTACTGACTGGCAGTATTCAAAAGCAGTAGCTTCTACAACTAATACAGGCTTTCCTTCTAACCCAGTTAATGGTCAGTTACATTATATTGAATCAACAACCACTTTACATATCTACCGATCAAGTATAGCTGGATGGACTGCCATAAACTAAAAGAAGAATGCAATTGTGATCATTGTAGAAATATAAGGGAACAAATTAAGCAGGCAGGTACTCTTTGGAAACAACTAAATGAAAAAAACAAAACTACACAAAAAATTAATTAAGCTTCAGATCAAAGCAGAGAATTGTGAGACACGTGAGAAAGCTATAAAAATATTAGCTAAGGCTGGTTAAACATCCTTTCTACTTCATTAAAAGTTAATGAATTAGTAGAAAAACAAATAGCTTTTCGATTTATCTCTTTATTATCTAAAGGAATCACACTATGAATCTTGTTTACATTCAAGATGTAGATGTCTCCAGGCTGTGCAATAAAAGAATCAGTTTCGATTAGATCATTTAAATCATATACAGATCCATCAGTCTGATTATCTATCTGATAAGGTTTAGCATCATCTTTTACTTCATAAAATTGAGTTGCACAATTATTTGTTTCGATGTAGAAATTTATAACTGCAGTAGGACCACTATCAGAATGAGGAAGAATGTATGAGTTAGCCTCTAAAAATAATAAATAAAAATTTGATTCGTATTCTTTTGGAATAAAATCTATTTTATCTGTAAGTTTTAAATCGCTATACCATAAACCAGTGAATTTATTATCTACATCTATCCCATACTCTATTTCTTTTTTACCAACTTTATAAGAAGGAACATCTATTTCAAGATCCAACTTTTTAAAATACATTCTATTTAGAATTTTGTTTGATCATTAATTCTAATATTCTATCTAGTTTTTGATGCACTGTATCCATTTCACGAATGAAGTCTTGTTTTAAAACATAACCACGGATCATGTCATCTTCTACACGATCTATTTCATCCTGTAGCTTATTAAATCTTCTCTGGATTTTTTCATTGAATCCATTCAATGACTTTATAACACCTGCAAAAGCAGCAACTCCACTGGTTACAGCAACAGCAATTAATTCGGGGTCCATTGATAATATAAATCCTTATATCTATATTCTAAGGGATTTAACAACTTAGAATAGTCCTATATAAAACTTTAATTAGATGGCACAAGGAGAACCGAATATAGAAGGTGCAATAAAAGTTCTTGTAGATCTGTTGACTGCTAATGGATTTACTATGACTCGTTCACCTTATGAGAATAATTTCCGTGGTTTAGTTGATGCATTATTAGATTTAAAAGAAGGCTTTCCTACTTTTGCTCCACTGCAGGTTGGATTTAATGCGACTGCCTTCCAGGATGTAACTGATGGTGATGCTTTATTTATGCGTACTTCTGATGGTCAGGTAGGAAAAGCAAGTGCAGCTGATGGAACAATAGAGAATGCTACAGTCGTAGGTTTTGCTAATTCGACTGTCAGTGCAAACAGCACTGTAAAAGTTGTTGTTGTAGGATTAAAAACCTTAAGTTCTTTAAATCCAGGAGATTTATTTTTCTTATCTGATTCCACAGCTGGAGCTATTACGCTAACTCCTCCTTCTGGTGCAGGTAAAGCAATCACTCGTGTTGGAGAAGCATCCACTGCTACTGATTTTGCAATTCATATTGAACCTCCAGTTCTTTTAAGATAATGGCTGATGTAAAAGATTTACAACCTTATGCAGGTAACGTAGAAGGTTTAGTTGCTGCACTAGAAGACTTTAGAGCAACAATGCCTAATCCTATCGTGTTTAAGGTAGTAGGATATCAGGCTGAAGCATTTGAAAATGTTTCACAGGGAGATGCAATATATTCCAGAGCTTCTGATGGAAAGGTAGGTAAAGCAGTTGCAAATGCAACAGTAGATCAAGCAACTGTTGCAGGATTTGCAGAGACTACAAAGTCTGCAGGACAGACTGTTCGTGTAATAGTTTCTGGTCAAGTACCTTCTACTCAGACACTAGATGCAGGAGATCTTTTCTTTTTATCTGCTGCGAGTGCAGGATCAATCACTAAGACACCTCCAACAACTGCTGGACAATTTCTGACTTTTGTAGGTGAAGCTGCAAATACAGCTGAATTAATTGTACGAATAAAGCGTCCTATTCAGCTTCGCTAAAATTGTTAAAGATAAAATAGAAGAATAACAAAAGGTTTTTTATTAAATAAAGAACTAAAAGTAGTAATTAAAAGATGGCAACTCGTAAGGCGATTACGCTGGTAAGTGGTTTATTTCAAGAGGTTAATACTCCTACAGATAAAGTAGACTTTGCTGGTAATACTACAGCCGATCTTGGAGAGAATACAAATTTATATTATACAGATGCAAGATCAAGAGCAGCTATTTCTGTTACGGATTCAGGTGGAGATGGAGCCCTAGCATACAATAATAGTTCAGGAGTAATTACATATACAGGACCATCCTCTGCTGAAGCAAGAGCACATTTTAGTATTGCTTCCGGATCAGGTCTTACTTATAACTCAGGTACAGGAGAGTTTGGAACAAGTGCAATACCAAATGGACAGTTAGCTAATTCAACTGTAACGATTGGAGGTACGAGTGTTGCACTTGGAGCTACTCAGGGAACCTTTACAGGTTTAACATCTTTAGCATCTACAACATTAATATCTGGAGTTGCTGATGCAGCAAACTCAATAGCAATAGCAAGTGGAAATATTACTTTTGAAGGATCAAGTGCTGATGGTAATGAAACTATACTGACAGCTGCAAATGCTACAGGATCAGATAAGACCCTTACATTACCGAATGAAACAGGAACAATATTAACAACTGCATCTTCAATTGCTAACAGTAATCTAGCTAACTCAGCTGTAACTCTCGGAAGCACAAGTGTTTCTCTGGGAGCAACAGCCGGGACTATAGCTGGAATAACATCTTTAGCATCCGCTACATTGATATCAGGTGCAGCAGATGGTGCTAATTCCATAACACTTGCGAGTGGAAATATTACATTTGAAGGTTCTACAGCAGATGCCAATGAGATAATACTTACAGCAGCCGATGCATCTGGATCAGATAAGACAATAACTTTACCAAATGCGACAGGAACTGTTGCATTATTAAGCTCACTTAGTATTGCTTCCGGATCAGGGTTAACTTACAATTCAGGTACAGGAGAATTTTCAACCAATGCTATCCCTAACTCCCAGCTTGCAAACAGTTCTGTTACTGTTGGTAGTACTGGCATTGCCCTGGGCGGTAGTGCTACGACGATTACTGGTTTATCTTCTATAACATCCAGTGCTGTTGTAACTGATGACAATGGTTTTAGAATCAGAGACAATTCAGATAATACAAAACAACTAGCTTTTGAGTGCTCAGGAATAACTGGAAGTACTACAAGAACAATGACTATTCCAGATGTAAGTGGAACTTTAGTCTTATTAACAGCTAGTCAAACTTTAACTAACAAAACATTAACCAGTCCTGTCTTGAATACAGGATTAAGTGGTAGTGCTTTCTTAGATGAAGACAACATGGCTAGTAACTCAGCCACTAAGGTTGCATCTCAGCAATCAATCAAAGCTTATGTAGATGCTCAGATTACTGCTGAAGATCTAGATGTACAGACTGATTCAGGTAACTTTGATGTTGATTTAGATTCAGAAGCATTAACAATTGCAGGAGGAACTGGAATTGATACCACTGGAAGTGGGACTACAGCCACAGTTGCAATAGATAGTACGGTCACAACTCTTACAGGATCTCAAACATTGACAAATAAAAGTTTAACTGCACCAGTGCTGACAGGCTCTGCCAGTTCTGCTGGAAGTATTGCTTTTAAAGAAGACACAGACAACGGAACAAACTCTGCAACTCTTAAAGGACCAGCTGCAACAGCTGATGTAACTCTTACCCTACCAGCTACGGATGGCACGGTAAGCACTGAAAGTTTTGCCACCGCAATAGCAGTGGCTTTAGGATAGTATTATGGCAACCCAAGTACAATTTAGAAGAGGAACAACAGGTCAACATTCTGCTTTTACAGGAGCAGTAGGTGAAGTAACTGTAGATACTGAGAAGAAGACAGCCTGTATTCATGATGCATCCACAATAGGTGGATTCCCTTTATTAAAAGAAGATGGAACTAATTCTAATTTTGCATTAGGTTCATTATCCAGTTGTGCATTAAAGTTCGCAGGAGATCCTAATACAGGATTATTTAGCCCAGGTTCAGATCAATTACACCTAGTAACCGGAGGGGTTGCGAGGGTTAAAATAGATTCATCAGGTACGATAACACTCGGAACTGCAGGTAGTAATCCAAGCAATCTTATTGTTACAGGAAATCTATCTGTTACTGGAACTTTAGATAGTGCTAACCAACTCGCTCTTATACTTGCTTTAGGCTAATATGGCAAATACCTTCAAAATTGATACGAAATCCTCAGTCAGCAATGCTGGAACTAGTGATTCAGGAACTAATGTTGTTACCGCAGGAGGTTCAGCAACATTAGTATTATTAAGCTGTTTGATTTCTAATAAGACTGGCACTAGTGCTAACGTAGATGTTTTCTTAGTTACTTCATCTGGAGATGATGTTTTCTTAATTAAGAATGCTCCAGTGCCTGCAGGATCTTCTCTAGAAATAATAGCTGGATCAAAAATAATAATGGAATCCAATGATGTCCTGAGAGTAAATGCAGGGACGGCAAGTGCGTTAGATGCATCGGTGAGTTATTTAGAACAGACGTAAGATGGCTTTAACAAATAATAGTGATCTCACAACTTTACTAGCTGAATTTGAGATCCTTAAAGCTGAAGTTGTTTCTTTGGATGAAAAAATAAATGAATATAAAGTATTGGATCTAGAAGATAGTAGTTGGGAAAATGTAAGAAAGAAAAGAGATTATTTATTAAAATCAACTGATTGGACTGTAACTCCAGGATCAACAGTAGATCAAGCTCAGTGGTCTGCATATAGACAGAACCTTAGAGATCTTCCTCAAACTTATAAAGATAAAACATCTGATGAAGTTGTATGGCCGGTTCAACCTTCCACTGATGGACCTAATACTTAAGAGTTCTAAAGATTACTGACCTTAAAATAAGAGGAGAAAAAGAATATCGTAGTTAATTATCTATGGCATATATAGGAAATGACTTAAGAAGTAATGAAGATTACAAGATCATAGATGATATATCTAGTGGTTTTAATGGTAGTGCCACTTCATTTGCTTTACAAGTTGGAGGAGCCACACCTGTTCCTTTTCCAAAATTTGAACAACAGTTATTAATATCAGTAAACGGAGTTATTCAGGAACCAGATCCTACAGGTTCTGCTGGATTTAAGTTACTAGGAACAAATATTGTATTCAGTTCTGCTCCTACAAATGGTCATGCATTCTTCGGAGTCATTTATGCAGGTGCAGATTATGTAAATGCTGGAGGAACTTTCCCTGACGGATCAATTAATTTTCCATCCATTACTTTCAGTGCAGACACAAACACAGGATTTACAAGAACAGGTTCTGGAACTGTAGCACTTATATCTGATGGAAATAAAATAGCTCAATTTCCTACAAGTTCAGGTACTAGTGGGCAAGCTTTAATTGGGAATGGATCAGGAAATCTTTCCTACAGTAATAGTTCTGCTTTAGATTTTACATTCAATAGCGTAACTGTAGGTAAAGGTGCAAACTCTGTTGCTGGTAACACTGTTCTTGGAGAAACAGCTTTAGATGCTTCTGTTACTGGTGGAAATAATACTGCTATTGGTAAAGATACTTTAACAGTATTGACTTCTGGTCAGGAAAACGTAGCTTTAGGTGCATTTACTGCTGATGCACTGACTACAGGATCTTATAACACTGCTCTTGGATCAAGGGCATTAGGTTTGACAGTAGGAGGAAGTAATAATGTGGCAGTAGGTAGATCAGCCTTAACAAGTAATACTAATGGAGGAAATAATGTAGCGCTGGGTTACGAGGCTCTTGTAGCAAATACAACGGCTGATAATAATACAGGTGTAGGCTATTTTGCATTAGCAGCAAACACAACTGGAACTCAGAACGTAGCTGTTGGAGCTTTTACCTTAGATGATAACACTACAGGAAATCAAAATAATGCTTTAGGATATCTTTCTTTGTCGGCAAACTCTACAGGAAGTGGGAATGTAGCTATTGGATATGAAGCTTTGAAATTTAATACGACAGCAAGTGATAATACTGCTGTTGGTCAGGTTTCATTAAATTTAAACACAACTGGAACTAGAAACGTAGCAGTAGGTAAGGGTGCTTTATCTGCAAACACTACAGCAGATAACAATACTGCTGTGGGTTATCATGCCTTAGATTTAAACACAACTGGAAATCAAAATGTTGCTATTGGAACTGAGACATTAGACGCAAATACTACTGGAGATGGTAATGTAGCTGTCGGTTCTTTTGCTTTATCTGCAAACACAACTGCTGATAATAATACTG